CTGGAACTTCACTTCGTCCCGTGAAATCTCAGTGGAACGACCCAATGAGAACTGCGCTTCTTGTTCCAGACGATTGATTGGCACGTTCAGTGAACGATACAGTCTCTTCTGGAAATAAATGATGTCATCAATCTGACCAAGATTTTCACCGCCTGGGAGTGTGGTAATCTCTGTTCCGCGACCACCTTCTCTACGAGGCAACCAGAAATCTTCGAGCATAGACATATGCTTGCGGTCATCTTTGATTGTGCCTGAGTTTGCATCGTATACAATCTTATTGCGATAACGAGACATGATGTCTTTCATATATGCTTCAGATTTGTTACGAGGCATGTTACCAACATCGATATAGAAAATCCTACGTTCTGGAGCCCGTGCGAGACGGTAGATAACCAGACTGTCTTCCATCATGCGAAGTTGGTTGATTGGTTTCAGTGCTTTATGGAGATAGGATACAACCTGTCTCTTACTAGGGTCAAGCAGACCCGAACTTGTATATGATATTGCGTCAGGAGAAAGTTTTACGCCTTGATTAGTTCCCGCCCTCTCCTGATAGATATAAAATTCGTTGACCTTCTCGACAATCTTTGCGCCTGTCACTTGGTCTTTTTTGTGTTTGACTTCCTTGACCTTACGAATCTTTGCAGCATCGATAGGACGAATTTCCTGAATACCAGCCTTGAGGTTTGATTCGTTTGCGACCAAGTGAAAATAGATACGACCATCCACATAGAATGAACGGAACATGTCATGACCCAATTCATTAAACTTCAACATGTTATAGATGCCGTTGAATTCTTCGGTCATTTGTTTTTTGATTGAGTCAGATGTCTCAACCATATCGAGGTTCAACTCACACGATGAACCATCATCACCAACAATTGTTTCGTTGACGATATCTTCAATCGCGGCATCAACTTCTGGATGATGTGCAACACCTCGATACTTTACGATAAGTTGTTGGTTGTCCTTTGCTTGAGACCCATCCATGTCAATGTATTGACCATAGTGAGACCCTGAAGCAGTAACATACCCCGCGCCATCTTCATCAGCTGGGGTCACAATCGATTTTAATTTTTCATTCTCTTTCGGTTTAGTCTCGCCTGCTCTTTTGAGTTCGAAACCAAACAGTTTGAGAATACTGTTGTCCTGTTCTGCCATTACCTATCCTGTTGTCAATAAAGGGGGTAGGGTTGTTGCCCTACCCCCACTACTTATACCTCTATTAAGAGGTCGTGCCTGATTCCCAGTATTGAACCGCGAACTCAACTGTGAACTCCTCAACGGTGTCTACTGTTTCGTAATTAAGGTCAATTGCACTGACATTAATTGGAAACGCACCACGGAAGTTATATGTTTTCAGAACTGTTTCATCTCTGTCCAGTTGCTCAACAACGAGGTCTGCTTGATAATCCACTGGATTGGTCAAACCTGTGTTTGCAGCATGAGAGTTGATACCATTCATCCAACGTTCCATAGAATTACGGATAGTGAAATCCGTGTCATTCAGGATAGTTGCAGTCCATGTTTCAAACGTGCGGTCTCCAGCGATTTTCAGCTGGCGACCACGGAATGGGACTTCAATAACATTCATTACTGATGCTGGCAACTGTGCAGCCTTACAGAGGAATGATGTCAGTTCGACATCACCACCTGCATAGCCTGGGAAGTTGACAGTGGCTCTGAAGAGATTAGGACGAGCGCCCCCACCTCTAAGTTTTGATTTGAAATCATCTACGCCTAAGATTGCCATTTTTTTCTACTCCCCTTATACCGTGCCTACAACTTCTTCAAACTCTACACCAGTTCTAACTGCGACAAAGTTCAGTGTCACATAGTTGATAGAACGGGCAGGCTTGATGAAGATGCTTGCGATGAATTCATTGCGGTCAACCACAGCAGGAGTATTGTTCGTTTCGTCACATTGAACTCGGAAGTCCGTGATACCACGGCGACCTTGAATCTCACGAAGGAACGGTTCTACGATGTTGACGAATTCTGCACGAGTAAACTCGTCATTGAATTCAAACATTACGTTGCGACCTGCAATTGCGATTGCACGCTCGATACCCAAGAAGAGACGGCGGACATTGATTCGGTCAAATGCACTTGGACGCGATTCGTTTGTCTTGTCACCGAAGAGCATGATGCCTTCGCCTGGGATGTTTGCGATTGGGTTGATACCAGCCTTGTAGAGAGTATCTCTCTCTGCTTTGGTTGGTGATACAATAATATCTGTGATACCAGCATACCTACCACGGCGTGAACCAGCAGGAGAGAACCACGGTGCAGCAACTAAGTCGGTAGCAGCCATGAGACCCGCAGTGCTTGATGCAGCAGGAATCTTGATGTATTTGTCATTATACTTGTCAAATACTTTCAGATAGTTATTGTCTTGAACCAAGTAAGATGACTTGGTGTATGTGTTGTTACAGGCCAATACAGCAGCATTAGTGCCTGTCGTAACAACCGCAGCACGAGATGGTGATGCGACTGCAACACAGTCCTTACGAGTTGTTCCAGCGATTGCTACGAGGTCGTTTACAACCGTTGTCGCTGTTCCGTCTGTCAAAGACTCAGGTGCAATCAGGAAGTCAACTTCGATGTTATCTACGTCTTCGAACTTATCGAATCCGCGAAGGACATCATCAGTTCCCAGAGAGCTTGAAGTCACACCCTCCTTAAATGACCATGTGCTTTCAACTGCACTATTATCTTGTCCAGTTGCAAAGTCTTCGCCAGATATTGTTGCTTGTGTGTCCCAGTTTGAACCATGAAAATCAACATTTTCCGAAGCAGCAACTCCAGTAACACCAGCAGTTGTTTCTGTTACAGTGATGGATGCACCACCTCTAGTATATGTAGGGGCAGTTGAAACTGCACCTTCAGATTTATAGGTTAGTATGAGGTCTGTGCCACTAGCACTTACTGTATAAAGTAGACCGCTGTAATCACTGTCGCCTTGAATAGCAGTAACCTGTCCAGCAACATCAGAGTATGTAGCGTTATCGACACTAACTGTTGTAGTTCCGTCTGTAAGTTGCAGAGTAAATGTTCCAGATTCTACTGTCGGTGCGCTGTAGATAGCGGCAACCCCGTTGATTGCATCGGTAACACCGTGCCATCCACCAGTTGCATATACCCATTGAGAACGCAGTTTCAGGACATCTTTATAATAGTTGGATGTTCCATCACTTGATTTTGCGTTTGAGGCAACTGACAAGAATGGGAAGGTTTCGAGAACCGTTCCAGCAGTCCCAGAGATGAGACCGTCTTCGTCAATCACAGCAACGTGAATCTCGTCATTCTTACCACCAAGAGCAGACACAAACGATGAAGTGCCTGGCGCACCATCAAAGTTTGATTTGTATGCCCATGCGTCGAAGTTGGTTGTCCCGCCAGTATCGGAGTCAGAACCCACGATAGAGATTTGGAGAGAGTTACCAATAGAGCCTGGATATTTGGCGATAAATGCACCGTCAGAACTGTCAAGTGACAATCCTTCAAATGCGTCGAGATTGTTGATGGTTTGTGCATTCAAACTACCCAAGTTTGTATTATTAGCGAGAGCGTTGACTCCATCGGAGTCTTGTTCGCGAACAACGTAAAGAGCGTTAGAATATCTTAAAAAATATGCGGCAGAGTGGAAGTCTACCGTATTTGCATCGGTTGGTGCGGAGAATGTCGAAACAAGACCCGTTTCATCTGAGACGAGAGTTGCAACTCCAACTGGCCCCCAACCGAAGTTTCCCACAAATGCACCAGTGGAAGTTTGAACGTTAGGCACTACGCCCGTCAGGTCAATTTCCTTAACTGTAACAGCAGGGGAAGCGGATGGTGTAAAAAGTGCCATAACCTTTTCCTTTTTTCAGTGTTATTAATATGTTTTCATAATACGGTAGTTATATCAATACCTTTATTTATAATAAAAAGTTTTTTGATATTACTCCCAGTCTGTGACACCAATACCCTCATATGAGTGCCAACCAACGTTTTTGATTGCTTCTTGTTGCGCTTCGTGTTCTTCATAGGCTGCGACACCATCGTCAATGAACCCTACAGGTGGAACATCGTCCTCAATCTCCTGCATTTTCTTCTCAAACATCATCTGTTTAAGATTGATATCTGTCATATCTGAGAAGTATTGGGTTGATACGAAGAATCCAAACATCACCAAATTCATCATCAAATCATCGTGGTTACCGTCAGATGCCTCATATGACTGTCCTCTCGACACGAATGTTGAGATTTCCATGATAGTTTGTTCGTCTAAGATATCAAGTTTCTTCTCTTCGAGGATATCCTTGATTGCAGAACAACCTAATCGTTTCACCTTTCTATTCATTTCAATACCAATACGGTCTGCTTTTACCGCAGATTCCATATGGACATTATCATATTCTAAGTCTTGATACAATCCGTTACAGACTAATGTGCCTTGGTCATTTGACTCAATAACGACATATGCCTCATTATAGACTTTCGCATACTTATATATAATGTTGGGAAAGAGAATTGGAGAAATAGTATTGTTGCGATACACGGCCACCTGTTTAAAAGGTCTAGTGCCAATGTCGATTACCGTAAAGGTTGAATAATCCTGACCTCTCCCTTTAGACACATCAACAGTCATGATATACTCACGACTCTTGGTAGGTTCTTCATAGACCAATAGGTCGCCACCTTCGAATACCTTTTTAGGTGGTTTTGCACGAAATGAAAGCAACGTCTCTGCGTTGATTAGGGTATCACCTGTTCCAAAAAAGGTGTTACCAAACTCTTGGTCAAACTGTAACTGAGAGGTGTTTGCAATTGTCTGTGCTTTCCATTCCTCATCACGGCCTGGCACATCATACCAGTTCACCGTGAACGGGATGAACTCATTAACTTTTTGAACTGCTCCCTCCCAGATTTTATGGAATGTATTGCCAATGCCGTTTGCAGTTGACGTAATGATGACCTTTGTCTCCTTACCAGCCGAGACCACTGGATAGGTTGAAGTATAAAACTCATTCGCTCTTTCCACGAAGGCAAACTCATCAAGGAATAGTAGATTAACTGACATACCACGAATGGAACTACCACTTGTAGCACTGGCAATAATGCGAGAGTTATTACTAAACTCAATAGAACCTTTGTTGAGTGCTTTACAGCCAGGTTGTAGGAAAAAGGGAAGATTTTCCAACATGAGAGTAACCCGTGCCAACATCTCACGAGCAACCGCCCCTTTGTTTGCGAGAATTGCAATCGTCTTTTCACTATGAAAACAAGCATACCATAGTAGGTAGCCAACAGAACTAATCGACTTACCCGATTGGCGACACGCAAGAACGATAGAAAACCTGTTATCATTAAAGTGCTTGAACATCTTCTCTTGATAAGGATACAAGTCGAAAGGGACTAGTCCTTCATCAAGTGAAATAACTTTTAGGTAAGTCTTACAGAAGTATACAGGGTCTTTGCCACACTTGACATATTCCTTGACTTCTTCTTCTGTGAATTGATGTTGAACACCATCTCGTTTGACATTGATATTGCCAAGATAAGATTCATTCTGTTTCGGATTCAGCATCAATCACCACTCCCGACTCCGATTTTATGAGCCGTTGTAGGTCAGTAGTAGTCCCTACAAAAAGATTGTTCGTGGTGTTACCTAATTGTTTAGGTTCATCCTTCTGGTTAATGTCTTTGTTTTTCTTATTCAAATCCATCAGTTTGTCGTTGATATCGGCAATGTTTTTCATCATACCCGATAAAACTTCAAACGCACGAGGATGCTCTGATTCACGAGCAACTTCAATCATTAGTTCTAAACTCTCTTCACCTTTAGCTAAAAGGTTATAATATGTATCACGAGAGTTATTATAATCGTCTTTTAAATTCTTTTCGTCTTCACTCATTAACTACCATCACTATCTAATATCGTTTCAACAAATCCATAGTCACTGTCAGCACTGACCGTATTCGGGTCGGGTGTAATCTTAATCTGTTCTATAAACACATCAGAGTCAGCAAGACCCGCGTCTTGATTATATAGGTTACCACGAACATCACGGATAACTTTACTACCAGTATCCAGTGGCCCGTGGAAGTTAATCTTCATCTCAAAATCAAGAGTGTAGATAATTGTTCTTCTGTCTCCAACCGCACCTTCGAAGTTGTCTTCCATAACCACACCCGTAAGTGTGACAGGGACATCCTCAACAAAAGATGGGATATCAGAGAAAGGTTTTACAGTGACCGTATATTGTGGCGTAAAGTATGGCAGGACTTGTTCTACAATCTGTAGGCCATCATCCTGCGTCTTTGCATATATGTTCAACTGAAATGTAATATTGTATGGTGTCGAGGTGTATAGTTTCTGTCTAGTTAGATAACTATTCTCGATTGCCTTAGATATATTGTTTACCTTTGGGAGTTGACGAGTTGCGTCATAGGTCATACTCGTAATCTCAAACGACATACGAGGCAGTTTCAATGCGACCCTACGTTCAGAATCCTCACCATTTACCATCTGTTCCAGTCGTGCAATAAAGTTTCTCTTCGGTGCGTAGGACAGAGGTGCTTTGACTGTAGAAATTGTCTCGCCTGCACTGTTCTTACGAAGAACAT